GCGGACTGTGTTGAGACGACCAGAGGCCGTTGTTGTATCCAAGTCTGTAGGATCGTATGACCAAGCCATTTAGTCGCCTCGTTCTTTAGTCGTTTAAGATTTTGTCTCGAATAGCGTAGAAGTCTTCCGTGATCCAAGCACTGTTGTTTAGAAAGCGACGAATAAGACCACGTTGCTTGTCGTCAATCTTGGATTTCTTGCACTTCTTAATGTTGTACTCATTCGTACTTGACGTGCGGTCTTTTACAACGGCGTTAAGGAGATTTACTAGCGTATCTAGTTGTTTCCCTGATAGCTCTGAGAGCCTGTCGCCAACCTTGCTTTGGACCTCTAATTCTTTGTTGTGGTGGATATAACCTGTAGCGTAGAGAGTTGCGACCTTATCTTGGTCAATACCTTGCTCTAGCCAATTAAAGTGTTCACCACGTTTCCAGTTCTTTCCGTTAGCTGAAACTGGCAGCTTAATAAAGACAGGCCAATCGACCTGCCAACCCAAATATGTGGGGTGCATAGGACTACTCCGTTTGTAGGGATACTGTTATGTTCTTTTATAATTGGGTGGAACCCCAAGACTAAGCTCAGGGTTCCCCGTTAGTATAAGTAGATTAGGCTACAACGTCTTCGAAGAAGTAACCCAAGTCAGCGCCGACGACTTTCATGTCGTAGGACATCTTAACTTGGATGTGTTCTGCAACTTGCTGACGCTTGAGTGCATCGTCGGAGAAGCTCTCGACAGTAACACCAAGGTTGTTGACGCCGGGAATGTTGTTCCATGCGAATGTCAGACCAGCAGCAGGTGTCATCAGACCAGCAGTGCGTGGTGTGTGTACCAGCAGTGCGTTCTTACCACCGATGAAGGCGTTAGATTCTGCAAGACCCTCAGCAGCACCGTTCTTGACAGCTTCCATGACGTAGAAGTTTTCTACTTCAAAGATTTCAGCCAACTTAGCGTCTGTGATAAGCGCAGTGTTTGTGACTGTTGCGCCACCGTTCAAACGTGCAAGCACATCTGGGTGGTTGACGAGGATGTCACGTACTTCTTTACCAACAACCATTGTGTTTGGCTTGAAGCCGCCGGAACCCAACTGCATTGTACGACGTGCAGTAGTTACGTCCGTCAATGGTGTGGAGTTGGTGTAGTCAGACCACAGGTTAGTTGGTGTGTTGTCTGTTGCCCAGATGCCAGCAGAGAAGAAGCTGTCAGCGAACTGCTCTTCACGGTGGATCAGCAAACGGGTTGTCAGAGTTTGTGCGCCAGCGGCACGGATTTCCAACACTGCATCTTCGTTAGCAAGTGTCTGCTCGTCGAAGTCCATACCAAGACCAAATACGTCAGCAAAGTAGCTGTCGTTGGAGATGGTCATACCGATGCGGTTTACTTCGGTACGTGGGGCAAGTTTCTTAACATCGCCCGAGCGGTTCATGTTCGCACGGTCATATGTGTAATACTTGTCAGACTGACGCTGTACACCTACGGTTGGGAATACTTTGTCAGCGATGAAGTTGGTTTGTTCTTGTGCGTATGCCAGTGTCAGGTTAGACAACGGCTGGTCGATATGCACTGCGGAGGGAGTCAAAAGAGGCATTATATTATTCCTTTATATGCTAGATTAGGCGGGGACTACGTTGCCACCTTGGATGAGTTCGATCTCAATGATCTGACCATCCACACCAGCTTCACGGGCGTAACCAAGTACAACGTCACCAGTTGCAGCAGTCAAAGCAGCGCCATCAGCACCAGTTTGTACTTTCGCACCAGCAGCAATCGTGCCACCAGCTTCGACTAGGACGGAACCTGAGATAGTTACGGTTACGGCTGCACCAGAAGCACCACCTACGATAAGAACGCCGATAGCGTTTTCACCAGCAGCATCAGCAAGGTCAACCTTGCCATCAGACTCAAGAGTTACGAATTTGAATTGTGCTGCGGAAAGGTCTTCCCCAGCGATGAATGTGCGGTTATCACGAGATTGCATGACGGCCATGATTATTCCCCTTTATAGGATTTGTTGATAAGTGTTTTGCCTTCGTCAGTCTTAGCTACAGCAGCATAAGCCTTGGCATAATCACTCTTTTTGAGTTGGTTGTCGTCCATGTAGGACTTCACGAGAGCATCTAGTTTGTCGGCAGAGGTAGCGAACTCACCGTCTACATCGGACTTACCAAATTCTTGCATGGCTGCGTCAAAAGCTGCGTCAGCGGCCTTAAGTGCTTCCATGATAATTTCTTCTTCTGCAAACTTAGCCACGAGGGACTTAGCAACAGCAATGTCAAAGTGTGGGAGAGCTTCGCCAGCACGCTTGGTCAACTCAATGTCGGCCTTCTCAACAGCGGCAGCTTCCAGAGCTTTAAGGACTGGTGCAGGAATGTCACTCTTAGCAACCATCTCACCTTCGATGTCCATCATCTCAACTTCGGCTTTCTTTTCGATAGCTTCGGCGGAAATAGTGTAACCGTTCTCAATGAGACCTTTGCGAAGACGCTCGTTGTCAGCCTTGAGAGCTTCAACATCAGCCTTAAGAGTATCAAGTTCGATCTCTTCGGCAGTGGCTTCTTCTGCCTTGTCTACTTCCTCAGCAGCAACTTCCTCGGTCACTTCTTCGGCAGCTTTTTCCATGTCGTAGCCAAGAGCTTTCACAGCTTCTGGTTTCCCACACGACTTCTCTTCCATGTATGCCTTTACTTTGGCTTCCATTTCATCAGTCATTTTAGTAATTTCCTCTTCGGAATTGTCACGCTTGAAGAGACTAACCATTGCCTGTGCATTGGCAGGACGATCCACTAGGGACAGTTCTTCAAGGTGCAAGTTTTTTAGGAGGTTAGGCAAGATTAAATCTCCTCTTTCATAGCACGACCGCCAATAGAGAAGGCCGCAAGTTCGCCAGACTTAACCATATCCCAGATAGACTCGTCGAATACTTTGTACGCAACAACCCACCCTTCACGATCAGACTGGATTCCTAGAGCATCACCAATCTCTTTAGTGATAGGGAGGGAGTGAACTACAGTTCCTACTTGCTCCCCTGTGTGCATCGCCTTGCCGACCCGCACATGCTCCATAAATTCGTTCACAGCTTTCACCAGAGTGTCAGCTTCGATAACATCCCCTTGGCGGTCAACTACAGCTTCACCCTTTTCGGTTACTACTGATGCCCAGCCATAGACCATACGCTGTTCGTCGTCAGTCTTGAGGATTTTACCTTCAATGTTCTTTGTCATATCACTCACCGATGTGTTTGCTTCCCACATACGGCAGGACCAGTAGCCCGCCTTTGTTTTATCTTTCTTAGTGTCGCATGAATGACGGGAACGGAAATTAGCCCGTGCCTTTGGGTCATCACGGCGGATTTCCATATTAGGATCACCAAATGTTACCCGCTTAACCTTGTCACCGTCTTGGACAAACACTTCAAACTTCTTGTTGCCACCTTTGATACGACGAGGCTTGTTCAGGGTGACTTTCTCACCTTGATACTCAGCCTTAGCGAAGTCTTCCTTGAGTACCTCTTGTACAATAGCTCTGAGAGCCTCTATACGGTCCACTGAGGGATCTTCTTCCTTTTCGGGACCGTAGTATGCCAAATAAGCCTCGTGGCTCTCTGCGGGCATATATACGGCTTGACCGTCGTAGTCGTGAACGTGAACCTTGCCTTCAAGGCCCATGTCCATACTACGGGAAACTGCTTCCATCTCTGTGGTGAAGATGTCGTTAGCATATTGTGCTTTAGCGACAGACTTCTTGTTGGGAGCGTCCATCTTGTTCTTAAGGCCAGTTTTTGACATTACATCACTTTCGCTAAATAACCCTTGAAGATACCGAAAACTACAGCGTTGTTAGTTTCAGTTTCGCAACGAACCCTTACGTCGGAGTTCTTGGGGATAAGAATTGCAGGGTCAAGGCTGACGTCAGAGTTCCCACCAGAAGATGAAGCGGTAAAACAAGCCTTGGGTAAAAACACACCGTTGGGGTTTCGTATCTCAACATAGAAGTCTACCGCAGCACTCTGTTTAGCACTCACAGCACCGTAGAACCCTGTCATCACATAGTAATCCTCGTTGCTGAATGTAGTTGCAGCTTTGAAGGACTGTTGATGTCCATCTACCATGTCGATGTGTATTTTAGTTCCGTCTGTTGGCACACCGCCAGAAACAGTGGTGTCCTCGTAAACGACAACTCGTCCAGCAACCTCTGTACTATCATTGTTGGATATACGAGAGACCCTTGCGAGGGGAGTGCTTAGAGAGACCTTAGTGTTGCCGCTTAGGGTCGCTGTCTGGGTAACGAAGGTAAACTCTCCGCTATCTACAGTGTGTCCCTCAACGTAAATCTCTTGTGTGTCTAAAGCGGAAGAGGAAGAGATGTGAGAGATGTCATTGCCTGAGACGTAGGTTTCGTTTCCACCAAGCGTCCACACAGTCTCTAGGCCAGATGTACCTAGTTCTGCTGACTTACCAAATTTGACAAGAGACTTGGCTTTACGGTCAACAGAAACCCTATCTCCGTAAGTAGCCTCAATCTCACGTTCAGCTTGTACAAGTCTACCATCAGGGACTTCATAAGCTCGTCTGGGCCAACCTCCGAACATTTGCTCTATTTCCTTAATCTCTTGTGCGATTATTGCGTTAGGATCACTAGCACTACCAACAACAGGGCTACGATTAGTTGTGTCTGACGGGGAAAGGTTGTAGACTTGCGTTAGTGTAGGATCACCTAACTCTGGGGCTTCGGTGCTTACAGAGGTAACTGCAAAGTTTTCACCTTCTACCAGCGTAAGGGCAGGGACAGAGGGTGCAGGAGAACTTACGTTGTTCGCTTGAAGTGGGTAGTCTTGCGTTATGCCAACGGCAGGGACGACAACCTGACCAGACACAATAGCTGTAACTGTGAGGCTATGAACTTGGCTTAGGCTGACAGCGCTTACTGAGGGAGACCCAGTAGAGATACTGTTGGGCGAAAGGCTGTGTGCCTGACTTAAGCCAGCAGAGCTTACCGAAGGTGACCCAGTAGAAGTACTGTTGGGTGCAAGATTATATACCTGACTTAGGCCAACAGAGCTTACCGAAGGAGACCCAGTAGAAATACTGTTGGTAGCAATGAAGTTCTCATTAACGAGGGGTTCGCTGGCTTGGGTTAGGAGTAAGCTACTGTCCTGTTGAAGTATTCTGCTAGACATAGCCCAAACCCCTTATGCTGGGTCGGGGATACCGATAGTAAATGACCCCAGTGAAAATGAGTTCCCTGTTGCTACAACTTGGGCTGTAGTTAGGTCGCCAGTAACGTAAAGAGTGTCCGAACCGTTTGTAATGGCGTAGAAGGAAGCTGTACCGGAACCAGTCACAGTGGCATCGGAGACAGCACCTACGGTCACCTCACGACCACCACCAGTGCGATCAGCAGGAGAACCTACGCTAACGGTCTCGTTACCCAAAGTGTGAGTAGAGGTTGCCTCAGCGTAAGTCGTTGGTTCAGTGGAGCAGATGTCGATACGAGTGCCATTCGTCGTGAGTGTCGAGAGGCCGTTGTCAAAGACAGCGTTAGATAGAGTTGCCATTATTCTTCTTCCTCAGTATCCGTAGGTTTAACATCAGGATCGTAGTCCAACTCAGCGATGTCCATAAGGTCACTGATAACCTCGGGATGAGACGACACATCAATGCCAGCACCGTTAAGGTTACGAAGGAAGGAAGCAATCTCACGAAGGTCGTGCGGAGCAACATCACCAGCGACAATAGTTGGCATGTTATCGTAGCTCAGACCGTTCAACTGCCACAGACGCTCTACAAGCTGTTTGTTGAGAACATCTACGATTGCTTGGATGTAACTCTCAAGCGCACGGAGGAACAGGTCTGTCTTCGACTTGGAGAGGGCGTAGGAACCACCCTGCGACCCAAGAAGAAGGAACTCAGAAAGCATGGAACGAGCAATGTCGTGCTGGTAGCGACGAACAATAGGGTCAATGTTAATGTTACGGCTACCGCTAGACGACATAAGTTCGATGTCAACTAGTCGTTGGTTGGTAGGCGCTCCGTCTTTATCGGGATAGGTATCGGAAGGCAGTACAATGTAGCCCTGCTCGTTAAACTTGACATCACGGAGGATTTGTTGCAGGTTGTGGACGAAGCCAGCCTGTGCTTGTGAAGCATCACCAGAGAGGTACTCAGCAGGGATACGAGCAACAGGGATACCAGCAAGTTCACGTTCAACTGCGATTGCCTCAATAGCTTGAAGGTTGTTAAGGTATTCGTAAGACGTATAAGCATTACGCAAGATAGAACGACCAGAAGGGTCACCATTCAAGCTCGTAGTGCGGTAGTACAAGGATTTGTTCGTAGGGATGTAGTTAGAGCCACCCATGTGACCAACAGATTGTTCTACGCCCAGAACCTCACCAGTCTTACTGTCCACGTCAAACTTGTTGACAGTCCAAGGCGCACGGGAGGCAATCTTCTGGACACCAAGGCGACCATCAGTAAACTTAGAGTGCTTCTTAGGGGACCGCTCA